ATTATGAATGAATAATGTTACAATGCAACAATCTAAGTTTTCTGATGTTATGTGCAAAACGACTCCTTAATTATATTATATACTGACTTATCACGCATCGAATAGGTCCTTATATTCTGGAACGATATCTAATATGTTTTGGTCTCGTGCTTCATCAAGTTTCTTTGTAATCTTAACAAACTCACCTAACCATTTTTCTGAGTAATCTTCACTCAACATAAATCTAACAGTCGAATCTAAAACAGTACAGAAATGCTTCTTCGTTTTCTCTGGATGGTCACTAGCATTCACCCAGTCTTTGTATTCTTCATACAACGCAACTACTTCTTGCTTGTTTTTCTCTGGTAATACTTTGATGTTATAGTATTTCGGAGAGTGACATAGATGCTGTGTTATAGTTGGACGTGGACTATGATGTGGATTAAACTTATCTAACCCAGACTCTTCTAACTTCCATTTCATAAACACTGGCATATGATACACGTTCATCGGAGTGATAGTGAAAGCAAACCATGCCTTTAAGTTTATCTTCTTGTTATCTTGTAGAGTCTTCATATGTTTATACACTGCTGGAAACTTTGCTGGTGTTCTTTGATAATTAAAGACTTCATCGCAACCATCGATACTCACGCCGATACGAATCTGCTTGAACTGTTCCCATAAGTGTACTAATCTATCTGGAACCATAGTAAGATTTGTATTATACTCTAGTTGTATTTCACTTGCGTTGCCACTAGCCACTAATCTCTCTAAACTTTCTTGGTGTTCAGCAATGATTAGAGGTTCACCACCAACAATGTATAATTTCTTTGCAGTAGTACAATACTTTTCAAAGTTATTCCAATACCCATTGTTGTCTTGGAACCAATCATACTGGTCAGTGTGCCACTTGCCTTTTTTATTCTTAGTCAACTGTATAGTATCGTGAGTATCTTTGTATGATGTTTTGCCATGTATCTTTACGAAGTCATCATACCACATATGAGAGTCTGTGGGACCACACATACGACACTTCAAGTTACAGAAGTTGCCATAGCGAATATCAAAGAAATCAATGTTTTGTTTCTCTACATCAAGTGTACCGTCTTCTTCAGTGACAGCCTGTATATCTACTTTCTTCAGTCCCCAATCTTCTGACTCGTACTCACGTCTTGACCTGATACCATTTATTTCTTCTTGTCTGCAACGTTCACATTCTGGATGCCATTCACCTTTCATCATAGTCTTGCGAACATCTTTCAGTATGGTTGCGTTTCTCGCCACATTGAAATCATCGCGACCTGCATTGTAAGGTGTGCCATCTTCTTTCTTCATTATGCCTCTATTAGGAGAATAAGAATTTGTGTTACAACAGATTCTCAAGTCGCCATTATTTCTAAGGTTAATTGAATTCCATGGCATTGGACAAAACGTGTTGCCCTTTGATGATGGTACTTTTTCGAAATCTTTACCCATAATATATCCTTATTTAAATCCCCATTCACGTTCTTTACACCACCAACATTCGCCACAATGACCAAGTAATGGGTCTTTGATAACATCAAAATAATCACAAGTCGGATCGTATTCACAACTTCTAGTTACTGGTAATAAAGTGTCTATCAACTTTTCTTCTCTATACATCTTTGCGATGCCTTGTTTATCTGTATTTGCCCACGGCATATAGAAATCATTATCACTATAAAATAATTCATTGTTTCCGCTGTCGTTTCTTGTGTAATCAAATTCAAATTCTGGTACAAATTTAGTTGCTATGTCATTTGGTGGATTCATTGTTGTTCCATCGTACCCAATGTTTACTAGCCCACTGTTCACTACTGCCTGTGGCTCATCTATCATTGAACTATCGTTTGCCATTTCGTTATATGATATGTGATGAACTACATTTATGTTACCCGTTAATTCTATACACTTCTCTACTACTCGTGGTGCAATTATGGCATTTCTTCTATACTTCAAGTTACTCCCTTGAGAGTAAATATGAATTTTATCAGTACAATGCTTCATTAGATAGTACAACAATATGGCACTATCTGCTCCGCCACTGACCATTATGCTTACACTTCCATCATATATGTCTAAATTTGTTCCAGCACAATCAACAGACTTTCTAACTACCATCGTCTAGTTCCTCTTGATTGACATGAAAGCCATCGTCTTCTAATTCTCTTAGTAGTCTGTCATCAAACTCACCATCCCAGTCATCGCCGTCATCAGGTGTCCAATCTAATAATGATGCCATCTCAGGAAATACATCTCTGAAGTTTGTATCTCTAATCGCATCCATCTTATTAATATATTCAATGAATTCTGGCATACGTTCTCTAGACCAGTCTCCGCTCTCTGCGAATGATAACATACCTTGTAAACGTTTCACACCATATGATGCTTCGCGCCATTGGTCATACCCTACATCAGACCCTCTTGTACTTAACTCCCAGTTGGCTTCTAACCATTCGATAAACTTATCGAACTTAGCGTGTGTCATCTTTTTAAACCAGGTAGGTAAAACTTTAACATTCAAGTGTGGTGGGTGATAAACAAAGTGATAGTTAATCATACCTGCACCAAACGGCCACATGTTAATCTTCTTAAACTTCATCTCTAACTTCCACTTAATAAAGTCTGGAAGATAATATATGTTTAGGGCTTGAACTGCACATGCAACTGTAACTTCTACGTTAGGTCCTGTGTTGTCAAGTAAGTGAAACATCTTAACTGTATGGTCCCACTCTGATGGGAAACGAATGTAATCATTCATCCCCTCAATTGAGTCAACTGAATAGTGGAATCGCACTCTCTTAAATTTGTCCCATATGTTGAACAGTCTTTCTGGCATTTCTACACCGTTAGAGTTGTATCGCAATTCTATACCTGGTGCATAACCTTGTTTGATTACTTCCTCTAAAAATGTATAATGTTCTTCAATGATTGTCGCTTCGCCACCTGCAAAATACAACTGCTTCATATGTGGAATCTGTTCGTACAACTGTTCCCAGAACTTATCGTTCTTCTTGTGCCAGTTGTATGATGCGCCATCATTCTTGCCTTTGTTACCCCATTGCATTGTCTCTTTGAGACTTTCGTTCTCAATAGTAGGGTGTAACTTTAACCAATCAGGTACCCATAATGAACTGTCATGTGGTGAACACATTATACATTTCAGATTACATTTCGAACCCAATCGTAAATCAATGTATCTAATCTTTGGTGGAATCTCACCTTCTACTGAAGTTTCATCTATAATTTCTTGTAAGTCAACTCGTCTTGACCAGTATTCTGTTTCCCAGAAACGCTTACTCATATGTCCAGCATCTTCTTCAACATAACACTTACTACAACTTGCTGGTTTTTCACCATTAAGCATCTGCTTTCTAATATTTTTCATGTAGTCGTTATTCCAACTACTCATTAGGTCTGTCACATTTAAGTTGGCTGGCTTACCATCTGCTTGTTTAAGTACTCCAATTTCACCGCCGTGTTCTTTATCGTTAGTTGGTCCTACTGAACTAGCATTAGCAGTACAGCACACTCGCATGTGTCCGTTTGGTCTAGTACTTAGGTGTACCCAAGGCAACAAACAGAATGTATCTGATGGTGCTTTAGTTCTCTTTCGCCATTCTTCAATATTTTTATTAGTCATGTGTACTCTTTGCTATAATTATATCAGTATTTATCTACTAAATTTTAGTTAAATTGTGCCTTGAAGGCATCAAATTCTTCGCCACATTTCTGGGCACACACCATTGGTTTACCTAAATGAGTATTTGGTTTATCCCATGCATCTACTAATCTGCCAGTGAAATATTCATTACCCAGTACTGATTTGACTCCGTGTTTCTTAGCATCAAACACATCTTTGCCACCAGATTGCTGTAGTAATTCCCAGACTTGATTCTCGCCTGGCTTCTGCCAAAACTTATACATACTACCTGCAACCCAACAGCACGGCAAGATTAATCCTTCTGCACTGAGATACATACTCTTTTCGGCTGCAACCTTACACTTGATGGCTACGTTGTCATAGTACTTTTCTAAAGAACCATGCTTCTCTTCTAATTTTATAATATCTTTAGTAGCAGTGTTTTGAAACTTGACTTCTTTTGGTTTCTGAAGGAGTTGTTTCTTCTCGCCCTTCTTATTCATTGCTTGATGTTCTTCTTTACCAGTCTTCTTTGTAGTAGAAAAGAATCTACCAGTCTTCTTAGGTATGAACTTCTCAAATCCAGTCTCTTTTGCAAGTGTTTCTGCTTCTTTTACTTGATGTTCATTGTGTGCAAAGATGAGATAATCCCAATGTGCGTGGCCTCCTGCTCCTATGAACGCCAGTGCGTTTCTCCAAGCGATGTCCCAGTTAACACCCTGGCGATATAAATGATTCGTGTCTGCAAGACCATCAAATGAGAACTTGACATGCCCATTCTTTCCCAATACTTCAGCAAGTTTTATCCACCAATCTGTCTTCTTAGCACCAGCATTTGTATTCATACTCAGTGTCAAGTCTTTGTTCTGTTCTCTTAGATACTTGAACACCTCTAATGTATCTGCCGCTACAATTGGGTCACCGAAATTGCCACACAAGTAAACTTTAGTCAACTGCTTAACGAATTCGGGTGGCAATATCTTCTGAATATCTGACACAGTTAATTCATGTAATCCTAAATTAGGATTATCAGCGCCACCCATGACATTTCTATCGCACATTGGACAGGTTGCCTGACACTTCTCTGTTAGTTCGAGATGAACAACTCTTACATCTTCATAGTTGTAAAGATTCATTATTTTATACCTATTACCATATAACGATTGTATTTATCGAGTGCTAGTGTGCCTTCGTACAATGTTTCAGATACATTTAATCTCTTAGTGAACTCTTCTAAACTAGTTACAGTATCATCTGCGTGGTCGTGTTCTTCATCATCAAAATCATTGTTCTGCATTATCACTAGCATGCCGTCTGGAATACCAGCCCACCACTTATCAAAGTCTTCAATGTGTTCACAACTTGTATTTATTACACACGATGGCGCACCATCAGTTATAGTTTCTTCATCGCCATTGTACTTCAATGTGTCATACATAAACTCACCAGAGTATATCAAATCTTTAACATCCATTGTACTGGCTTTGAACTTCCAATCATCTTGTACGAAATTTCTGTTTAATGTTTCTGCAGGCAAAGAACAACTTGTATCTATATCAAAACTTCTGATTGCTTCTACTTTGTTCCTTTCAAACAATATTGCTGGCAATACTCCATACCATCCAGCACATATATAAACCATATCACCCATATCAATATCTAGGTCATTCACTGTGTCACTTACCCATATCTTACTTCGTAACTGTCCTCTACTTAATGAATCTGTTAGCACTTCGCCTTCAAAACTCTTAATCATATTTTTAAGATTCAATGGAAGAGTGTATTTTTCTTCTGTTAACTTATGTGCTAATTTTAGTATATTAGTTTTATACAGCGTCACACTCTTTAGTGTGCCAATAGATTCGTTGGCGCTGTCAATTGCTTGTAAAACTTTAAACAGTAAAAACATATCTGGTTCTGCATCAGAAGATACTAAATTCTTTATAGCACTTAGTACATCTTCATCTCTATTATCTAAGTTAATAATCAATTTGAATAATAGTTCAGTTTGCATCTTTACAAAGTTCGTAGAGTCGCATACATTTTGTAGTGCATTTATTGCCTCTTTATTGTCACCTATAGAAGTGATAATTCTAAACAACACCGGTATATTTAATTTAGAAGAACTACATACGTTGCGTAACGCATGTAATGCCTCGGTGTCATCACGTATTGCATCAATAACTTTAAACAATACAAATATATTATCTTCAGACTTACGTTCATAAATTAAGTTCTTCAACGCACTGACTGTTTCTCTATGTTGTTTGCCAAGAAGATAAGATGATAACACAAATATACTACTCAACTCTTCCGTAGTTACCACTCGTTCAAGACTGTTAACAATCGGATGTTTGTTTCCATATAGTATGGTTATTCTATCTACTATCTCATGTGGTTGCATCAATAGTTTCCTCTGATAATGTCATGTTACTTGACTCAATCCATACATTGAATGCTGGAGTGCCTAGTGTAGTTCTACGTTCTTTGCCCACTGAATTGTACTGCTTAGTGTGTTCGACTAAATCTTCATATAGTTTCTTCATACCTTCTTCACTAAATCTACTATCGACTTGCCCTAGTCTAGTATTTACCCAGGCGTTATTCTTATTATAATCAATCAACTTAGATAATTTTGATTGATCATCCATTATTTCAATCCTATTTTAAGAAAGTATTGCTTCTTATCGACTGTTATTACACCAGTATATTGTACAAATGTCATTGCAAATTCATCGTTAAATTGTTTAGAACTAGCATACGGACGCGGTACATCTCCCGTTTCTCCTACTAAGATTAATCTTCTAGTATCTGGAATCATGTCGTACCAATCTGCTGATTCCTTAATGTAACTGATATTAGTATTGATTACTACTCCCGGTCCCTCTTCGAACTCGTTGGACATTGTGCCATTCGGCAGTTGAGTTGTAAACTTATTACTGATGTAGTCTACATCGAAAACATCTTGCGTAGATGCTTTGAATCGCCAATTATCTAATACTTCTACCGACATCAATTCATCTGCTAAAAACTTACACGTCCCATTGAGGTCTAAACTTCTAATATTTTCATATCGTAAAGACGTATCAAGCAACATCGCTGGTAGTATTCCCATGCCGCCGCCCAAGACGTATATAGTTCCTAAGTATTTCTGACCGTATATTCGAATAAGATTTTGAATTACCCACGAATATAATATTGCATGATGCTTGTTGACGAACGAACTAATATCTACATTGGGATAACTATAAATCATATCTTTAAGTCTATGTACTATCTTGTCATTGTCTTCGTTCTTTGAAAGAGTAATGTGAGCAAGAAATTCCATAGCCTGTCTATAATTTCCAAGTTGCTGTGGTATATTTTGTTCAGAATGTTGTACTGCCATTTCTTCATAGGAGTACTTGCGGGCAACTAATGGACGTGTTCTTTTATTTTCGACATACTTTGTCTGTATTATTTCTATTTCATTATCATCAGGAGCGACAGCATCATCTAACCCTAAAGAGTCATACACTTCCTCGTTAGACTTTATCGTTCCAGTTGATTTTCTCGCTTTTCTTTTATCTCTTATATTACTCGCCATTGGTATTTTCCTCGAACTTCTTGTGCAACCATTCAAAATCATTAATCTTACCTAATGCTTCGTCATCATCTGCGTGTTCTGTTCCGTATTCTCTTCCTGCTATCGCGCCCGCGATGGCATATTCGCCATACTTTGCATCATTGTTTACTGTACACCATATTTCTAATCGTTCATCAGTTTCATCTTGCTTAGACCTATGAATGACACTTGATGATAGTTTAGTACACTCTCTGAATGCAGACTTCCATGTATCATATGGATTAGTATTGAACGCTGTATAGTTTGCTGTTCCTGGCATTGGTTTAAACTTATCAGAGATTGAAGTTGTGAAGTCAACTCTCCATTCTTTCGCATCACGCAACAACTGTGTTGGAAATAGTTTCAATCCACCAAAACCATATACTAATCCATTAATTGGATTCTTAGATTTCCATACGTGAACTGTACCTTCGTCCCATACTGTCGGGAAGTACTCAAACTTAAAGTCGTCAAGTAGAATTGCATCAGCATCAATAACATAAAACATCTTCGTGTCTGCTATCTCTGATGCTCGTTGATGAGCATTGAAGATACCTTTAACACCGTGAACTCTCTTAGCGTTAGGAACTTTCTCTAACAACTTGGCATAGTTTGCATCTGCTTCTTTCTCTTGGTAACTTAACATAACAACATCGTATGGAATATCACGTGTTCTAACTGTTTCTGACTTGATTGACTTCTTGTTTTTAAATGACATCTTTCTTATTTTGTCAGCATCAGGTTTTAAATGTTTTATTGCGGCAGAGGGTACAAGTTTTAATCCACCGTATTGATGAACGAATCCCGTATATGGATTTAGTTTAGGCCATACATGAAAGTGTGACTTATGAAGTTTATCAACATATATCTTTCTATCAAAGTCCTCAAGTACTTCTACATCATTATCAATAGCCCAGAAATACCCAGTCTTAGTTAGGTCTGCGGCTTTAATATAAGATTCATCTATTGGTCCAGTTAGCACTGTTACAGTTTTATCTTTCTTATACTTTTCAGTATTAGTCGAGTACTTACCCTCATCAAAATAGAACACTGGATGTTCATCCATATCGGGTTGATATTGGTAAGACCTGTCAATAGTGGAATCTAAAATAGAACCCTCTTTTGTGACATTACCAACAACCATATCAACATCTTTCTGTTTGTCTACTGTTGGGGTTTCAGTAGGCACTAGCCGAACACCGTTGCGAATTACTTTGCCGCCCCTTAGTTCTATACCAAAGTTATGAATATACTTTCGGTCATAACTTGCAGGATAGAAGTCTGAATTGAAATCCTCTATATCTTCGTGAACTAGCCAATACATATTGGTATCACACTCGTGACCAAATGTGTGTAAGTCAGTAGTTCGTATCACTTTAAAAGCATTAGATAAACGTTGATAAGTTTTATCAAGAGGAGTTGCTAAAGAGTTTGTTTTTGTAACTTTGCCAACAACCTGTTCAACATCTTTTTGTTTGTCAATTGTAGGATTAATAGTTGGTACTAGACGAACCCCATTACAAATTTCTTTACCACCTGGAAGTTTTATATTAAAGTTGTGAATGTATTCTCTGTCATAACTCATGGGATAAAAGTCTGAATTGAAATCTATCACATCTTTGTGTACAAGCCAATACATATCACTATCAGCAGTGTGGTCAAAAGTATGTAAATCTGTTGTTGTCTTAACTTCAAATCTTAAATCACTTGACACTGGCTCTTTTTCATAGACTGCTTTTCTTTTGAAGTTGAATATATCATATTCTTTCTCAGTGAATAGAGGACCAGATTGTGGAAACAATCCAACACCATGATACTCACGTGATAGTTTAGTGTCTGGATTCTCTTTTTGCCAGACTACAACTTTTTGATATTCTTTGTCTAGTCCAAACGCAAACGAGTAATCAAACTTAAATGAATCATATACTTTGGTGTTTGGCATGACTAAGTAATAGAAATCAGTTCTTGACTGCTCTCTGCATTTGTTGTGAACTCCTAGACTCGTATCGCCATCAACGATATTAATAGTGTAGTTCTTTTTCAACTTCTCTAGTTCATTGTACCCGTATCCTTTATCCCAAAAGAATATATCGTAGGTTTCAGTAGTTGGAACATAAGTTACTTGGTCAGATTCGTGGTCTTTGTATTCTCCCGTTAGGAAATACGCATCTGTTATGTGAACTGTTTCATTTTTGTTTACATCAGCAGTCTTGAATAGTTTGATACCAACAATATTCCTGAATACACTTCGGTCATCACAGTTCCAAACATGTGTTAGACTTTGATTATATTCATCAGTTTCAAAAGAAAAATCAAAGTCATCGTCAACTTTCACATCTGGGTCGATTATCCAAAAGTGCTTTGTGTTTGTGATAGATGCAATTTTTTTAATTGCCTTCTCTATCTTAGGATCTGCCCAATCCTCTAGGTTAATCTTAACCATACGGAAACTAGGATACTTTTGCTGTATCTTATCAAACCGGTCGTTTGTCTCTATATCTGATTTGTATGTTAAGTAAAATCCGTCGTATGCCATTAAATCTATTCCGCAAGTTATACAGTAATTCTCTTTCTATATTATAACACTTTTTTAGACAGAAGTAAAGACTTTTACGTCATAATGTTTAGAAAAATCAATAGCATCCTGTTCATCATTCACCATTGGTTTGCCTTTTATGTTTAGTGATGTATTCACTAACATTGGACAACCAGTCTCTGCTTTAAATGATGACAACAACTCGTATAGGTCAGGATGTTGAATTTTATTAACAGTTTGTACTCTACTTGTACCATCAACGTGTACTATTGCTGGGAAGTCTTTTGGAAAGTTACATTTTGCTACGAATTGCATGTAAGGAGACTGCTGAACATTCGTTGGCATAGTGAAAAACTCGTGTACATCTTCTTCCATTATCATTGGAGCAAATGGTCTAAACTTTTGTCTATTCTTTATCTCATTCATCTTATCTTTAACGCCAGGTCCTCTTGGGTCTGATGTTAGTGTTCTGTTGCCTAATGCTCTAGGTCCAAACTCTGCTCTGCCACTTGCAATTCCACATATATCACCTGCTAATACTGATTGTAATACTTGCTCAACTGGATATTCTCCGTCAATATTATAACCAAGATATGGTGTTTGCCAATTTAGTATTTCATTACTGTACTTTTGTGCAACGCCTATACAACTTCCTGCGTCACCAGGATTAGGCATTATCCATGTATCGTTGTATCTATCAGTAATCCAACTGTTAGCACTGCAATTCAACGCACATCCACCCATTAACACAAGATTCTTACTTGATACTAATTGCTGGGATAGTTCGATTATTCTGCCTAGCATTATCTCATAGACTAATTGAGTCGCTGCCGCTAAGTCAAACAAGTCTTGCTCAGTAGTTAAATCTGGAAAAATCCAGTTACACCCTCTGTGTAAGTTCTCTTTGAATGATATAACATCTTGGTTCCATTCTTTCGCATACATATGAATGCCTAATGTCTTCATAATTTGTCGATACAATGGCATGTTGTTGTAAACTCTCTTAACATTACCATAGGCTGCCATGCCCATAAGAATATATTCATCCTCTTGTGCTTTTAGTCCTAGTCGTTGCGTCATCGCACTATAGAATAGTCCAAGACTATGAGGATATCCTTGCGTATATACTTGAGTTAGATTAGGTCCAGACCCTTCCCATATGGTCAGTGTCTCCCACTCACCAATACTATCGATAACAACAACAGCCGCGTCAGCAAATCCACTAGTGAAATATCCACTCGCGGCATGAGAATAATGATGTGTTGAATACTCAACTGGGATGCCCTTCAGTTCTGGGAATTGTTTTAAGTATCTCTTGGGTAACTCATCCATGTTAAGTACTTCTTTGTACTGTCCCGCGGATAGTTGTCTATGTTTCTTTTTCCATGGGTCTTCATACCAGGCAATTACATCTGGAGTACCATATTGCAATGCATCTTGAATCAATGCTGTGTTTAGTTTGGGATCGTTTTTAATCTTAGAGTAGCGTTCGGCATGACCAGCGAATTTGATATCACCGCCAGTGATTAAACTAATAGATGCATCGTGATTTAATGCTCCGCCAATTCCTAAAACAGTTGTGTGCATTATTTATAGATGAAGGGATCGCGTTTTTTTAACTCCGCAAGACGTTTCTTAACTTCTTGTTCTCTTTTATACCATGTCCACGGATAGATTATAGTATCCCATATCTTTTTTAATATCTTTTTCATTTCTTCATGCCTCTTGTGTTTTCAATATCAGCAAATAATATACCTGCCCAATCACCATGTGCTTCTTCGTTTGGATGCATGTATCGTTCATCGTCTTCTGTTGGAAAGTACATTGACTTGTCAAACATGTAAGTGAAGAATGTTTGGTCTTCATAGATACAGTCCATGTCTAATTGTTTTCCTACAAAACTCATATCTGATTGGTCAATCAACTCCATAAACTTGGTTGGTTCAACTAAATTAGGGGTCAAGTTAAGACTGTTGAATATAACATACTCCAGTCCATTTGTAATACAAAAGTTCTGTAATGTCATTACTTGTATTAGATAATTATGAAAATCATATACTGGAGACCAAAAGTGCTTCATATACAATTTATTAAATAAATCTAAATCAGTATTTGTTTGCTCATCGAGTCTAATGTTGCCGTGATATTCATATGAAGGTATGTTATGAATTAATACATTCTTATCTTCAATGAAATGTTCTCTACGATTTGGCGCAGTTAATCCAATTGCTACGAATGGCTTCTTACCATTAGCAATCAATTCAGATACAGCAGTGATAGTATGACGAACAATGTATTGATTGCTGACTCCACGTTCGGCATCTGATATTGTATCTTTTCTATCATACCCAAGTTTTTCAGCCAGTTCAAATGGCCATGCTTTGTCTTTGTGTGCTAGACCCGTGCCATATGTAAAACTACATCCGTTTGCGTATAACATATTGTATCCTTTGTTGTTGAGTCTATTTTTTGAGAGTGAATGATTCTCCACATCCACACGTTGCGTCTTCCCATGGATTCTTAAATGCGAACCCGGCGTTGATGCCTTCTGTTTTATAATCTAACTCTGTGCCATCAATCATCACTAGTGACTTGGGATCAACGAGAATTTTTACACCATTTGATTCAAATACGCTATCTTCATCATTGGCTTCGTCAGCAAATTCTAATTGATATGCGTATCCTGAACAACCAGTAGTTGTTATTTTAACTCTGATGCCGATACCAGATTGTCTGCTTTCTAAAAATTGATTTACTCGTTCGGCACCTACATCGGTTATCGTTATCATTGAATCGTTAAGCCTCTCTTGCTCTTAATGTCATTGACTGCTGCCTTAATGGCATCTTCAGCCAAAACTGAGCAGTGAATTTTTACTGGTGGTAATGCCAACTCGTCTGCAATTTCTGAGTTTTTAATATTACCTGCTTCTTCTATACTCATTCCTTTAACCCATTCAGTCAACAGACTGCTACTTGCGATAGCACTGCCACAACCGTATGTTTTAAACTTTGCGTCTTCGATAAGACCGTCTTCGCTTACTTGGATTTGTAATCTCATTACATCACCACAAGCAGGTGCTCCAACCATTCCTGTACCTACGTTCGGAGCATCCTTGTCTAATACTCCAACATTACGTGGATTCTCATAGTGATCCATTACTTTTGCGCCGTATGCCATATATTACTCCTAATTAATTAACTATCTTACTACTATTATAACACATTAAATGTGTTAATTCAACCAATTTATATCTTTTTAAAATACTATTAATAATGCTTTAGAAGATGGACTGTCTGTGATTACAAGTCTACCCGCAGTATCTCCTTTAGATGGAGATTTGCCGTAAATTTTAGGCACATCATTACCATATTTTGCTTCTGGGTCGAATGTTTGGTCCCCACGTCTAGCACGTAATCTAAAATATAAATCTTTATTTTCTGCGTAGTACTTCGATGTGTATAAAGAACCATTAACTTTTACTGTATCATCATTTTGTTCATGCGTGACATCCATTGGACCAATATACATAAAATCAATAGGTCCACCCATTGCTGTTGTTCC